ATCAAGAGCTAATGAGCTCAAGCAACTGTTACCTGGACTTAACGCCCTATTTGGTGAAGAGTATGGTAACTACGAAAACGAGCACGAAGAAATTTATGTTTCAGAAAATTCCGAGAGATCATTTGAGGAAGAACTAAAACTATCTGGATTCGGTGCAGCACCAGTAAAAGATGAGGGAGCAACCATTAGTTGGGACACTGCTCAAGAATCTTTTGTGGCTCGTTACACACACGAAACTATTGCAATGGGATTTGCAGTTACTGAAGAGGCTATGGAAGATAATCTATATGTTTCTTTAAGTGCTAGATATACCAAAGCATTGGCTCGTGCAATGGCTTACACAAAACAAGTGAAAGGAGCTTATCCATTAAATAATGGATTTGATACTACTTTCTCTTCAGGTGATGGTGTTGCATTATTCAGCACATCTCACCCACTTGTAAGTGGCGGAACTAACAGCAATAGACCTTCTACAGGAGCTGACTTGAATGAAACATCGTTAGAAAATGCGATCATTCAAATTGGCAAATGGACTGATGAAAGAGGTCTTAAAATTGCTTCACGAACTAAAAAACTAATAGTACCTACTGATCTTCAGTTTGTTGCTACTAGACTTTTACAGAGTGACTATAGAGTTGGCACTGCTGACAATGACATCAACGCTATCAAAACTAATGGAGTAATTCCAGAAGGTTATTCAGTTAATCATTATTTAACTGATACTAATGCTTTCTTTATTACTACTGATGTTCCAGATGGCATGAAGCATTTTGTCAGAGCACCTATGACAACATCTATGGATGGTGATTTTGAAACTGGTAATGTTAGATACAAAGCTAGAGAAAGATATTCCTTTGGAGTATCTGATCCACTTGGTATCTTTGGTTCACCAGGTAGTTCGTAAGAACATTTAAGGGGGAGCTTATGTTCCCCCTTTTTTTATTCTAGGGAATTTTTTTAATTTATCTATTGACTGCCCTAGCAGACTTGCCAAGACAATAGATTCTTTTCCTTTAGGAGGAAAATATGGCGAATACAACATTTAATGGACCAGTTAGGTCCGAAAATGGTTTTAAAACTATTGATATTAATTCAACTACTGGTGCAATTACCAATGGTTTAGTAGTTAATGCAGATGGTAATATTTTTACTGATGATGGCGGGCATATTCAATATGTTGCAGCAACAGGATATGGACCTGCAGATTTAATTGTAGGTAAAGGCGGAAGCCAATATGGAACTGTTGATCCTTATAGCGAAAGCTCAACACAATTATTTCCATTAGGTTCAACACTTATTTATGGTAATAATGTTTATCGTTATGTTGAAATAGGTGGCACAGGAGTAACAGCAGGTAAGTTATTACAACACGCAGCAGTTGTTTCTGATCATGCAAACATGACAGCAACAGCAGCAGTGGATGCAGGTGAAACTGTAATATCTGTTGAAACAGGTGGTACTGACTTAACGCTTAATCAATATGCAGGTGGTTATCTTTGGGTAAATGATGTGAATGGCGAAGGGCAATGTCTTAGAGTTAAATCTAATCCTGCTCATGATCATTCAGCCGACCCTTCTGTTGAGATTACTTGTTATGACGATTTAAAGACTGCTTTAACAACTAGCTCACAGCTATCTCTAATAGAGGACCCAAATACTAACCTAATTGTTGCTCCAGCAGCAGAAACAGGTGCTTTGATGGGTGCAACTGTTGTTGATATGACAGCAGACTATTTTGGTTGGGCAGTTATAAAAGGACCAGCAGCACTATTAACTGTAGGAACTTTAGTTGTAGGTAATGCAGCAGTTCGTTCAGGTGGTACAGCAGGTGGTGTAGCTCCAGCAACAGATAATGTATTGCAAGAAGTTGGCGATGTAATGGCTGTTTCAGCAACTACAGAGTATTCTTTAGTTAATATAAATCTAGGTTAAAGGAGTAAATTATGGCTGATGCAGTAACTTCACAAACCATCCAAGATGGTGAAAGAAACTGTATTATGAAGTTTACCAATGTCAGCGATGGTACTGGCGAATCCGCAGTAGCTAAAGTAGATGTATCTGCTTTAGCTACTAACTCTGAAGGTATTTCATGTTCAGAAGTTAGAGTGATGCGAATAAGTCATGCTATTGTTGGTATGAGTGTTCAAATGTTTCTTAATGCTACAAGCAATGTTCTACTTATGGAATTAGCTGAAAGTAGTAATGGACATATGGACTTTCAAGATTTTGGTGGACTTCCAAATAATGCAGGGAGTGGTAAGAATGGAGATATTCTGTTTACCACTATAGGTCACAGTTCAGGAGATACTTATTCTATTGTTTTAGAAATGGTTAAAGTATATTCTGATTAATCGGAGATATTATGAAATTTATTATTTCAGAAACTGGTGAATTTCCACCTCAATATAAAGTTCTTCAAGAAGGTGAAGATGGAATATGGAAACCAATTTTTGGTCCTGATCCTGATCTTGAAGATGCTCAACGAAAAGTTGCAGAATTACAACCTGTTAAAAAGGCTGTAAAAAAAGCAGCAGAGTCAAAAAAGGAAACACCTAAGAAAGCTCCAGCTAAAAGAGGTAGACCAAAAAAAACTGCTACTAAAAAGTAGCGTAACTCACTTTGTTTATAGTACCCTTATACAGGGTACTATAACTATTTAATTTAAAAGGTAACAATATGCCAAGAAAAAATGCAGGAATGTGGAGAAATAAAAATTCTTCTACTAGAAAAAAAGCTACTCCTTATAAGAATACAGGCGTAACAGAAGTTGGAAAAGAATCTAAAACTGAATCGTACAAAGAATATGTACAAAAAAAGTTTGGTGGTGGAATGACTAAAGGAATGTGGGTTGGTGGTCGAACAGACCCTACTACTGGTGGTAGACCTCCTAGACCTCCTAGCACTCCTGGAGGTATTGATAAAATAAGAAGGTGGCGTGATCGAAATCCAGACCCTGTATTACCAAGAGGTAAAAGAGGAAAAGGTCCTGGTGTTTAATAATGCCATTAAGTGTAGGTAGGTCTAGAAAATGTATAAGCAATAATATAAAAACGCTTAAAAAAGAAGGCAAACCACATAAACAGGCTATAGCTATTGCTTTGCAAAAAGCTGGTAAAAAATAAAGGTAATTAAATGGCAACAAGCGGAACAACAGCATTTAATCTAGATATAAGTGAAATCATGGAAGAGGCTTATGATCTTTGTGGTTTAGAGCTTCGTTCAGGTTATAGTTATAGAAGTGCAAAAAGAGCACTTAATCTTGTATTTTTAGAATGGCAAAACAAAGGTCTTAACTTATGGACTATAGAACAAGGTTCAGCAACTCTTACTGCGGGTACAAGTAGTTATACAGTAGATTCAAGTGCATTAGATATTGTAGATGTTTTTATAAGAACCGATGCAGCAGATACGACTAAACAGTTTGATCAAAGACTAAATCGTATCTCTAGAACAGAATATGCACATCAAGCTAAAAAACTTACCCAATCAAAACCCACACAATTTTTTGTAGATAAAGATAATGATGCAGTAAAAATAGTTCTTTGGGCAACTCCTGATTCAGCACAAACATATACCCTTGTTTACGATTATGTAAAACGCATAGAAGATGTTGGTACAGTAGGTACTAATAATGCAGATGTTCCCTCAAGATACCTTCCTTGTTTAACTTATGCTTTAGCATATAACTTAGCCTGTAAATCACCTGAATCTCAACAAAGAGTTCCTATGATACGACAGCGTTATGTAGAGTTATGGGATGAGGTGACTGAAGCTGATAGAGAAAAAGCTCCAGTTAGATTTGTTCCAGATGTAAGTTTTTATCAATAATGTTTAAAAAGTTATTACAGCTTTATTATAAAATTATTAAAGAACAGTATGAAATAAGAGTTGTTGAATATGATAAAGAAGGAAATATGTCTAATTCTTTTACTATTAATTTAAAAAAAATTATTAAAATTAATAATACTTATTTAAGAGGCATAGATATAGAAGGTAATGCGTATACTAAATCTTCTGTTAATCCATTTAATTATACTATTAGGAAAATATACTAATGTACGCACAAGGTAAAAAAGCATTAGGTATATGTGATCGTTGTGGATTTTCTTATAAATTGAATGATTTGCGATATGAAATTATTGATAGTAAAAGAAGTGGTTTGCGTGTATGTAATGAATGTTTTGATATAGATCAGCCACAATTAAAACTGGGTGAAATAAATACCAGTGATAATCAAAGCCTTTATAATCCTAGAGTAGATACAGGAGAAACAGAGTCAACAACATATTTTGCTTTTGATCCTATTGGTGGAGGAGTTACAGAGTTTGGCTCAAGCACAATGGGATTAGATATTAAAGGTGAAATAGGTAAAATAACAGTGAGCACATCATGAGTTGGACATATACAACATTAAAATCAGCTATACAAGATTATACGCAAAATACAGAATCAACATTTGTTGCTGATTTAGCAACTATTATTACTCAAGCAGAACAAAGAATTATTAAATCTGTTGAGTTACCAAACTTTAGAAAAAATGTTACTGGAACTTTAACTTCTGGCAATCAATATTTATCTTCTCCTAGTGATTACTTATACCCATATTCTTTAGCAGTATTAGATAGCGATAGTAATTATAGCTATCTTTTAAATACAGATGTTAGTTTTATACGAGAAGCATATCCTGTAGCTGCTACAACAGGAACGCCAAAACATTACGCACAGTTTGATGATGATACATTTATTATCGGTCCAACACCTAGTTCAGGTTTTACAGTAGAACTACATTATTTTTATATACCTGAATCTATATCAGCTTCTGCTGATGGCACAAGTTGGTTAGGAACAAATGCACCAGAAGTATTGCTTTATGCTTGTTTATGTGAAGCCTATACCTTTATGAAAGGTGAGCCAGATATTCTTGTAAATTACGAAAAAAGATTTCAAGAAGCATTAGGTAGGCTTACTTTAGAATCAGATGGATATAATCGTAAAGATGCTTACAGAGATGGACAACGCAAAATAAATGCCTAACGAAAAACCTATAAAAAAATTAGAAGGTAAGGGTGTTGCAATAGTTGCTATGGGTCAAAGTCAAATAGACTTTCATCTTGCACAAACGCACAGCGTAGAATTTGATGAGGTATGGGCAATTAATGCAATGATAGGTGTTTTACCTAGAATAGATAGAGCTTTTATTTTAGACCCTATGAGTAGGTTTTTAGATACTGAAGATGCTGGAACAATGACTCCAATGATGCGTAAACATTTACCTCAGTGCGAGTTTCCTATTTATACTTGTGAATTAGATAGTAGAGTTCCTACCGCAGTAGAATATCCAATAGAATCTATTGTAGGTGATTTAGGCTGTTCTTATTTTAATAACACTATTCCATACACAATAGCTTATGCTTTATGGAGTAAAGTTAGTAAAATATATCTTTTTGGTATTGATTTTACTTACAGAAGCAATATGCATTTTGCAGAAGCTGGTAGATCATGTACTGAGTTTTGGTTATCTAAGTGTATTGATGCTGGTATGCAAATAGAGGTTGCTCCTAGATCAACACTATTAGATACTGATATAGGTTTTGAAGAAAAACTTTATGGCTATCATAGATTAGATGATCCTAAAGTATCTTATCAAAATGGTGCAGGGATGAAAGTATGCAATCTATCTGATATGCAGTTAGAATCAGAACCTAAACCTGTTGGCATAATTAATCGAAAAGATTTAAACTTAAACGAACCAACTGAACCAAATAAGTATTAATGCATACAGATGAATTTAAAATTGCCATAGGCGATTTAGGAGTTAAAACAACTCACAATAGAGGGCATACGCCTGAAGAAGTTGCAGAAATGGCAACAGATAAAATAATTTCTATAAGCGATAATGCTGATCCTATGGTAAAAGCACAGGCTCATGCCTTTAGGAATAGAACAAAAACAGTTATTACATATTATGTAAAAGAAGGTATTAAAAACCACATTTGCACAGTATGTAATGAATTAGAAAAACAAGGTCATAAAGACTTAGCAAATATTATAAGGAGACTATAATGGCGATATCACAAGCAATGGCAACTAGCTTTAAAAAAGAACTTCTTGAGGCTAAACACAATTTTTTAGCATCAGGCGGAAACTCTTTTAAGTTAGCTTTGTATACTTCAAGTGCAACAATGGGTGCAGCTA